GCCTCCTCCGGGGGAACCCCTCCCAGAGGATATCGAATACCGGATCTCGGCTCTGGTCGCCCCGGCTGCGGCTCAGGTCACTGGAAAAGCCCAGCGAGAGGCCCAGATGCAAGAGCAGCAACAGCAGCAGCAAGACCCTGTCCTTCAGATGGAGATGCAGAAACTGCAACTTCGCGCACAGGAAATCCAGCAGAAAGCACAGGCCGAAATGGCCCGTGTCCAAGCGGATATGCAGAAGGCGCAGATGCGGATGCAGTCCGAAAAGGACCGGCTCAAGGTTCAAGAGCGTATCGAAGGGGCGCGTCTGGGTGTACAGATCGCTTCTACCAACGCCGCAAACGAACTCCAGAGCAAGGAAATTGCCTCCAGAGACAAGCTCGAGGGAGCCAAGTTAGGCGTAGAGATCGCCCGAAACCTGCTTTCGACCCAAGCCAAAGAGCAAGAAATGAGAGATCGCAATGCCAGCCGCAAGCGATAACGTTGCAGAATATCTGCGGAAATCCCTACGCCAGCAGATGAACGACATGGCCGACCACATAGCCGGTGGCGGCTGCGCCGACTTCAATGAGTACAAGCGGTGCTGTGGCGTTATTGAGGGTCTGGCACGGGCTGAACGAGAATTGCTTGACCTCACTAAACAAATTGACGATGATTAAACGGCTTAACAACTTCGCTGTGTAAACAGTGCAACCGCCCCGATAGGGGTGCAAACGCCGAAAAGGCGCGAGGAATCGATGGAAAACGACAACAAAGTCGCAAGTCAGTTACCCAAACCTACCGGGTACAAAGTACTCATTGCGCTACCTAACCCCGAAGAGAAGACAGAAGGTGGAATCCTCAAGGCTACTCAAACACTTGAGGCTGAGGAGATTGGGAGTATCGTTGGTTTCGTCCTCGCGATGGGACCGGATGCTTACAAGTCCCCTGATCGTTTCCCTTCTGGCCCTTACTGCAAGGAAGGGGATTGGATCATGATGCGATCCTACTCCGGCACTCGCTTTAAGGTTCACGGAAAAGAGTTCCGCCTGATCAATGATGATTCGGTCGAGGCGGTGGTCGAAGATCCGCGAGGAGTGGTGAAGGCATGAGTACCGAAGCAGGCATGAGCAAGGAGGAGAAGTTCTTCGGAGTCTCCGCTCCCTTGCAGATCCCTGAAAAAGAAACCCTCAAGTCTTCCCCGGAACCCGAGGTTGAACTTGAGATCGTTGATGATCTTCCAAAGCAGCCAGCCAAGCAGTCTGAGTTTAAACAACCTGAAGCAAGGCAGGCTGAGAAGGAAGACAACGACGAGGAACTGTCGGACTACAGTGAAAAAGTCCGCAAGAGAATCAACAAACTCAAGTACGAGCAGCATGAAGCGCAGCGTCAGCGGGAAGCCGCCGAGCGTATGCGTGAAGAGGCGCTTCGTTACGCACAACAACTGGTCTCAAAAAACCAGCAATACGAGTCATTACTTCAGCGCGGAGAAGGCGCACTCGTCGCCCAGATCAAAGCCCGTGCCAATCTCGCCCTTGATCAGGCCAAGAACCTGTACAAGGACGCTTACGAAGCCGGTGATGCCCAGAAGATCATTGAGGCTCAGGAAAAACTCCTTAACGCCCAGACGGAGTTTCGGGAGGCTGAAAAGCACGAGCGTGTTCTTCAGTCTCGACCCAAGCCCCAGCCGGTACAGCAGGCTTACCAGCCTCCTGTGCAGCAGTATCAGGCTCCTCAGCCAAGCAATAAGGCTATGGATTGGACCAAGAAAAACCCTTGGTTCGGCCCTCAGGGGAACCGCGAGATGACTGCATTGGCCTACGGAGTCCATGAGACCTTGATCCGTGAACACGGCATCAAAGCCGATTCGGACGAATACTACGAAAAGATCGATGCTGCGATGCGGCAACGATTTCCAGATTACTTTGAGAAGGACTCAGATGACGTACAAGTCTCTGTTTCCCCTCAACGCACCCCTAATACCGTGGTTGCTTCAGCGAGCCGTAACAACGGCGCGAAGCCACGCAAAATCCAGTTGACTGCCACACAAGTTTCCGTCGCTAAGAGACTTGGCCTCACTCCCGAGCAGTACGCCAAACAACTCATTAAGGAGAGTTACAATGGCTGAAGAGCGCAAAATTCGTATCGACCGTGCAGCCGAATCGCGTCCTAGTGACTCGTGGTTGCCGCAATCCGCATTGCCGGTCCCCGAGCCGAAAGATGGCTGGGTGTTCCGCTGGATTCGCACTTCCTCTTTGGGACGTTCGGATAATACCAACGTCTCACGTCAGTTCCGCGAGGGCTGGGAACCTGTTAAGTCAGAAGATCATCCTGAGTTGAAGATCCTCTCTGACATCAATTCTCAGTTCAAAGGGAACGTCGAAGTGGGTGGTTTGCTGCTTTGCAAGGCTCCCCAAGAGAAGATGTTGCAACGCCAGAAGTACTTCCAAGATCTTTCAGATCGACAGATCGACGGTGTGGACCGCAGTTATCTGCGGGAAAATGATCCGCGTATGCCGCTCCTTAATCCGGAGCGTTCGACGCGCACCACTTTCGGACGAGGTTAAATCCTTATCTTTCCACTTTTCGAGGTAATTTCAAATGGCTTCAGGAACTGATGTTACTAGCCCTTATGGGTTCCTGCCGATCAACCTCATCGGCGGTCAGGTATTTGCGGGTTCCACCCGTATGTACCCGATTCAGTACGGCTATGACACGAACATCTTCTACGGAGATTTCGTCAAAGTCGTGCGAGGTTCGGCTACTCGCGTTTCGATTGGTGCTGCCACCAATTCCAACGCGGTGACCGGCGTTTTCGTTGGTTGCTCCTACACCGATCCGGTGACCAAGGACAAGCGTTTCTCGCAGTACTACCCGGCTTCGACGCTGGCTGGTGATGCGTTGGCGTATGTCGTTGACGATCCGGACACTGTGTTCAAGGCTGCGGTCTGCTCTGCGACTACGGTCATGGCATCGGGCGCGTATGCGCTGGTCGGAACCAACCTTTCGGCTGTCGACAACACGGGTAATGTGAACACGGGCAATTCGAAGAACGCGATCCTCGCGCCTTCGGCTACGCCTGCGACCAGCATCCTCCCGCTGCGCTGCGTTGGCGTGGTCCCTGAGACTTCGCTTTCGTACACGGCGACGGGTTCGTCCTCCAGCACGACCCTTACCCTCACGGGTTCGGGCGCTCCGGCGGCTCTCCCGGTCGGCACGAGCGTGGCCTACTACGCATCGAACGGTCAGTTGATTGAGACTGGTTCGTTCCTCAGCGTGGCGGCTGCGGTCGGTGATACCTCGCTTACCCTGAACGCCGCTATCGCGGTGCCGGGTTCGGTGACGGCTATCCCCTCTGCTTCGACTGTTGTCTTCACGATCTACCGTGAGTTGTTGGTCAAACTCAATGTTCTGACCCACGGCTACTACAGTAGCGTCACTGCCTAAAGGAGTTCTGAGAAATGGCTATTTCACGCGCACAGATGCTGAAGGAACTCCTGCCGGGGCTTAACGCCCTGTTCGGCTTGGAGTACCAGAAGTACGAAGATGAGCATACCCTCATCTATGAGACCGAAAACTCCGAGAAGGCTTTCGAAGAGGAAGTCAAGTTGTCGGGCTTCGGCACGGCCCCTGTCAAGCAGGAAGGTCAGGCCATTGCCTACGACAACGCGCAGGAGGCTTGGACGGCTCGTTATAACCACGAGACGATCGCCATGGGGTTCTCGATCACTGAGGAGGCCATGGAGGACAATCTCTATGACCAACTCTCTGCTCGTTACACCAAGGCTCTCGCCCGTGGTATGGCGAACACCAAGCAGGTCAAGGCTGCGGCTCTGCTCAACAACGGTTTCACCACCTTCCAGTCGGGAGACGGTGTGACGCTGTTCAGCACGGCTCACCCCTTGGTCAGCGGTGGCACCAATGCCAACCGTCCGACCGTGGGTGCGGACCTCAACGAGACTTCCTTGGAAGACGCAATCATCTCGATTGCGAACTATGTGGACGAGCGCGGTCTCTTGATCGCCGCCCGTCCTCGTCGTCTCGTTGTGCCGTCGAACTTGATGTTCGTTGCCGAGCGCCTGATGGAGACCACTCTCCGCACGGCGACCGCCGACAACGACATCAACGCGATCCGCAACATGGGCGCTATCCCGGAAGGCTACGCTGTCAATCACTACCTGACTGACACGAACGCCTTCTTCATCATCACGGATGTCCCGAACGGTATGAAGCACTTCGTGCGTACCCCGCTCTCGACCTCCATGGATGGAGACTTTGATACCGGGAATGTCCGGTACAAGGCCCGTGAGCGTTACTCGTTTGGTGTCAGCGATCCGCTTGGCATCTACGGTTCGCCGGGTTCGACCTGATAGGGTCGGAATGGAAGGGGGGGCGAAAGCCCCCCTTTCTTTTTGTGCATGTGTAGTGTTTAATCGCACTACCGGGATAATTTTAGCCTGCCAGACAGACCCGGCTGACGGTATGCAGACTGGCAGGCAACTCGCATACGAGGTTTAAACATGGCTAAGACTACTTTCTCTGGTCCGGTTGAGTCGGACAATGGCTTCATCGGTGATGTGTCCGCGACGGTCATCAAGGCCGCTTCGGGTACGGTTACCAACCTGCTTTGCACCAGCCTTACGGTTGGCAGCACCAAGTTTGCCGTAGCAGTGAATGCGGCTTCTGGTTTGGTGTCCGCTCAGACGGGCTACATTCAGGTTCTCGTTGGCGCGACCACCGCTTACATCGCCTTGTACAAGAGCGTCACCGTTTAATTTTAAAGCGGAGGATTCTCTATGGCACAGTACGATGTCTGGGCGGTAAATCCGACCAGCGACGATGCTTATTTCCGCGCCTCTGCGACGATTGCAGCCTCAGGAAGCATTGCTCTCCTGAAGACCAATGTCGGTCAGTACGGTACCGGCTATAAGGTTTCGATCACCTCTAACGGTGCGGATGCCAATAAGACCTTCACCATCACTGGGGTCAAAGTTGGCGCTGAAGGCTACAATGGGATCGTGACCGAAACGGTGACGGGTCCAAGTGCGTCGGTGGTCTATTCGACCAACTACTACACTAGCATCAACAGCATCAGCGTCAGCGCGGCTTCGGCTGGCGGTGTCAAGATTGGCTACGGTGGAGATCTGGCGTTCCCCAGAACGCGGATCAAGCAGGTGCTTTATGTTGCCGCCGGAACGGCAGGCAGCATCACCTTCACCGCGCAGCCGAACAACACGGTGATTCTCAAACTCTTCACCCCTGCCGATGGAACGGCTAACGATGCCATGGTTCCGCCGGAAGGTATTCTCACGACCAAGAGCAATTCTGGACGTGGTGATATCGCCGTGCTGACCTTGGATCAGGTGTCGAAAGTCACTGTTATTTGCGGGTGATCTATGCCAAAGACCCCGGCATGGCAAAGGAAAGAAGGTAAAGACCCTGCTGGCGGTTTAAATGCCAAAGGCAGGGCTGCTTATAACCGTGCCAATCCCGGCAAGCCGGGGCTGAAGCGCCCGCAACCCGAAGGCGGTCCACGTCGAGATTCTTTCTGCGCCCGGATGAAGGGCATGAAAAAGAAACTCACTAGCAAGAAGACGGCGAATGATCCGAACAGTCGGATCAATAAGTCTCTTCGTGCGTGGAACTGCTGACATGGCTAAGGCAAAGAGCAAGGTCAACGCGGCGGGCAACTACACCAAGCCCGAAATGCGGAAGCGCCTGTTTAACCAGATCAAAGCCGCCTCGACACACGGAACCAAAGCAGGCCAGTGGTCTGCCCGTAAGGCTCAGTTGCTGGCTAAAAAGTACCGTGAAGCCGGAGGCGGCTACAGAGATTGATATGGCAATGCGGGTCAAAAAGGATGCGATAGGCGCAGCCATCAAGCGATCCTACAAGGACGGCAAGGCTTGCCCTGTCGCGACCTTGGACATCCATGTCAATCTGAAGAATCGTAACCATGCCATCGAAGACTATGGTTACGGCCCACTGAACCCGAACGAACCGTCAGAGAAGTTCTGGTCCAAGAAGGCAAAACTCTGGATGATCTCCCCAGAGGAAGCAAAGACCGCACGGTGTGGAAACTGCGCGGCATTCATCAAGACCCC